CTCATCGCAATAGATACGAACAACCTTCTCATTCTCAGTGCGGACGGCACCAAGCATCATGGTCGAGCGAATCTGAAGCGCATGCCGGCGGGTAGGCAGGATGTCCATCTGCACCTTACGGTCGGACATGGCGAACTTGATTGCCGACTTGTGGAAGGCGAAGCAGGAACGGATGTCAGCAACGGTCGAAACAGTGCTGTTGATGAGACGCTGCGAAGACAGGAACTTGAATCCGAGGAAGGTATCAACCTGGCCGGACACGAGTGCCTTAATGCTGTTGTAGTCGTCACTGGTGACCTCAGTCGTGCGGAGGAGATCCTGCACCTGTTGAGCACCGCAAACAAGCATGCGGTCAGCGTTTGGCACTTCGGCCAAGTCCATCAGGTATTTAGCCCGACGGAGTTTGCCGATGGTCAGACCGCTTTGTGCGGCGGAACCACTCTCAACGTAGCTTGATGCGATGGAATACGTCGAGTTGAACGTATCAGCCGTGGTGCCGTCTTCGCCAATGTAGCGAGTAGCATCAAAAGCGGAGATGATAACATCATCGATTGCACGATTGAATGCCATCGCATGGGAAGCGACTTCATCCGAGGTTGGCAGGACGATGGAACCGAGGAAATGCTTGTCGAACTCATCAAAGACGGTGACTTTTTCCTTTGGACGCTGGGTGAGCCAGTATTTGGAACCGTCGAATTCGCCATCAGGAGTGTCGCCCTTACGGGTCAGAACGTCCTGAGCTTCGGAATCGTTGATGAGGTTGAACCATTTCTTCTTGCCGGTGAAGTCGGCGCGAGTAACGGAATTGAGCAGGCGCGAATCCATCTGCTGGAGAGCCTGGGAGAAAGAGCGTTCGAACTCTGTTGGGTAGAATGTATCAATGGTAGCCATGATTTTGGTGTGATGAGGTGAGATGACCTGTCCGTTGTGGACAGTGTCGGAAGTCGTTGCTTCCAGTGCTCCTCGGTTGCCTTCGTTGAAGACCTCGTAGACCGGCTTTCAGCTTGTCCATTGCTGGGGCTGATTCAGGATATTCTCACAAATGAGAATCAAAGCAAGAACTTTTCTCATTTTTGAGAAAAAGGATCATTGCACATGAGCGGCACATAAGAATCAGGAGTTGTAGTGAAACACTGATTTAACTTGCAAGAAGCGACAAATGCTTCACCTTCAGGTCGAATTCAAATAGGTTTCCCTCTCTGAGAAAGAGTGATCCGACCCATTGGGGAAACCCGCCGAGGCCGACTTTTTCTCAGGAAGTCGGCCTTTTGCGTTCTGGGCATCTCCTGCCTGACATAGTTGGTAGCGTCCCTGAGTGGGCAACGTGGGCCAATGTTGGAGATTCGGCGCACGGTAGAAAGCAGATCAGCCGTGCAAAAGTCTTATCCGAAAGGATAGGCTGCCGCTTGAATCGTTTGACCCGTGTTTACTGAGACAGCCGAGCGGGAAGATTTAAGTGTGCGATGGTGTTCCTAATTCCCGACGAATGAGCAACTCACGCTAGCAGATTCCCAGCAATGGGACTGCTATGCTCCGATGAAACCATCAAACCCTCTGAATGAGTATGCAACGAAAAGGGCCAGGCCGATTAAGACCTGACCCCTGCTCATTCTGAGGACACTAGAGCTAGTGCAAAAACGCCGACACAACTCGGCACCTCAAATCTTATGCGGTCGCAGCACCGTGCAAACGCTGAAGCTGAGACAATGCAGCGGTTTGCTTCTCGATGCCATTCTTTCCTTGGTAATCGTCACTTTTGCGAATGCGATCAGCCTGCTCTTGGTAGGTAGCCGCGACATTGTCACCGCTGACCAGGCCGGAATCTTCGCGCAGGAACTTATCCACAGCCAGTGAGGCGCGAATGAATTCAGGATCCGATGCCAGTTTGCTGGTCTTGATGTCGATGCCGACTGCCAGTGCTCCACGAGCTGCACGCTGCCAGTTATTTGGAGCATCTGCGCCCCATTCAGTATTCAGCCCATCGATCACGCTCTGAATCTGTTGTGCCTGCAACTCAGCCGACTTGGTGACGATGCCACTCAAGTTATCATTGTTGAGGTCAATGAGTTTGTGCAGTGCTTCAGGTGGAATGCCATACTCTGCTGCAATTGCTGCGGCTTTGTTGGCAGTGTCAGCATTCCACTCAATGCCTTCAGGCAGGTTCTCTGGTGCCTTCAGACCGTAGTCTTCAGCTTTCTCAGGCGCACCGGTGATTTTCCTGACTTCAGCGCGATAAGCGGCGATCTGTTCAGGTGTTGCGTTGGCACCTGGGATCTTGATCTCGCGTTTCTCGCTGAATGCCTTTTCGAGCGACTGATATGATGCGCCGAGTTGATCAACCTTTGGCTCACCTTTGGCCTCATCCCAGAACTTGGCTGGAATGTAGTCAGGTCGAGTGACTGTTGATGGCGCAATGTCGGGAGTCGCCGGCGTTGGTGTGATCTGCGTTTCGAGCGCAGTCGTTTCTGTGGTCGTTGTTGTTGTGTCCATGATGTTATTTGACGTTGATTTCTTTCCACTGGTTGAATTCACTTGGCCCGTAAGTGTTGACGAACCGAAGCTGAAACTGCTGCTGATTCTCGTAGTAGTTACCGAATCCGCTAGTGTCCCAGCGTGATGGAGCAGGCTCTTGAACTGACAACGATTCGTTGTCGGTTGGTTCCTCGGTTGGTTCCTCAGGCCATGGCTTAGTAATGACCACTTTCAGGTTAGGGTTTGCCGCAATGTCTCGGATTTGTCCCAAGATGCGCCCGCTGATCTTCTCACCGGCGATGATTGTGTCATTGACGATGCGACCGATGAACTCGTCATCGCGCATCACTTTGTTGTCTTCTGTGATTGTGATCATGTTGTTATAGCTGTTCTGTTGGTTTCTCTGGTTTATCGTCGTAACGGGAAAGGTATGTGTCGAGTAGCCACCTGACGTGCGCTTTGCTGCCATCTGACAAGCCGGCTTTGATCGCATCAGCACCGTTGGACTGCGTGAAAACGGTCGAGAACACGCCGCCGCATGTCTGATTCATCCACCGGAACACGAGTTGAAAGTCCTCGTTAGAGAACAGGCGAATGACAGCACCTTCGATTGATGCTTTTTCGTCACCGGTGAGAGGTGAGAGCAGTTGTGTTATTGGTGTTTCCATTCAGTTGTTCACATCATTGCCTGGGCGACCTCTTTGGCTTTATCCACGCCTCCGATATCCTTTACGGCACCTGCCATCTGTTGCGCCATTGCCATCTGTTGCTGAGCCTGCATTGCCTGAGCGCGGCCTTGACGAATTGCATCGACCTCCTCTTGAGGACGCAGGAAGGAAGGATCCACGCCGGCAAGCCTTGAGCTTTCACGAATGAACCATGACGGGTTGATTTCATCGATGATCTCAGGAAACACTGGAGCAAGTGATGCGATCTTCTGAACCATCGTGTCAGCAGCACGCAGCGACAGTCCACGCAGAGCGAGTGCCAGCCGATTTGTCATCGTGATCACAGGATTCGGCACCTGGACAAGATTCGGCCCGATCTGTTGCACAGCTTCAGCAGGAGGAGGAGGAAGCATTCCATTCTCAGCCCACGATTCAAATAAGCGAATCATCATTGGCTGGATCGTATCGGTCGTGTCGCGATCAAACGCAGGGCTGATGGCATCCAGCTTCTCACCGGCAAGTTGGTTTGCTTCAAATGCCGTCATTTCACGATTGTTCGCAGCGTTCATGCTAAACATTTGGAACATGTCGAGATGGCATCGCCGGCGGATCATGTCCTGGCGCATTTTGACGCGCTCCATTGCCATCGACCAGTCGCCACTGACTGGCAGCGGATAGATGGAATCAGGATTCAAGCCTGCGCCATAGTAGTTCATGGCTCGTGCGGATGTCTTCAGCGTGCCTTCAAACGTGTCTGGCACCATCATTGGCGGGAACACTGACTTCTCAGCGTAAACATCCATCATCTTCTGCATGAAATTCAACTGACGTGACTCAGGCAGAATCGAGAATCCTGGGCCGTATCCCCAAACGTCACCAACGTCGAGAGCATCCCACTTCAGGAACCGTCCAACGTGGAACGGGAATGAGTCAAAGCCACCTTCCTGAACGATTTTTTGACTATCCTTTTCGACATAAGCAGAGACGAACGCTTTCTTCATGCCTGCTGCCATTCCGAGATCATTCCCGCGCTCACTGACTGGTCGAGGTTCGACGATATGAATGAAGGTGAACTTCTTGTCGGAGTTGTTGTCGCATGCCTCCCTGACTGCTAGTGGCAATTCATCTTTTCCGAACTTAGCTTCAGCCTGTCGAGCAGTCAGATCGAACTCACGCATGACGCAGTTCGCCATGCCGTTGTGATCAGTGTCGAAGACATACGAGCCGATCTTGATCTTCTCAAACCGAGTCTGGTTGTCGGGCGTGACCTGCGAGAACAAGCAGGATGTTCCAAAGCCCCAAAGGTCAAAGAGCGACTCGTGCCGCTCAGCGTAAAAATTGCTGTTTGCGATGTATTCGGACGCGAGCATCGAGCACTCACGCAGCCAGTTCTTGACGGCATCGTTATCGCGGAACTTGAGGATCGGCGTGAACTCCATCCACGGCTGCGTTTTGTCGGTCGTCCATGACATGTAACCGGCAACTGCACGCTCGATGGCATCCATGCCGGTGATGTCGTAGAGTCGAGCATCACGTTGATTCGCAGGCGTGTAGTCTTTCTGTGTAACGCCAGCCTTTCGAGTAAAGATGTGCTCCGCAATCTCCTGCCAGGAAGTGTCCCAAATAGCACGAGCATCTCTCAGCGAGTTGTAACGCTTGAGCCACCTAGCAGTGCGATCATTGCCCTCGATGTAGTCGCTCATGTGGTCAGTATTTAGCCTTCATGGTCTTCACAGGCGCCACCGGCATAACCGGATTAGGTTGCATCGCAGGAGGAGCGACAGCGCCGAGTCCAGCAGCGGATCCGAGTGCAGTCTGAGCACCAAGAGCGTTGGGTGATCGGGTAGATGCCAGACCTTTGCGACGACCAGCAGCGATCAATGCCTGCTCACCTTGAGCCGCATCAGCGCGAACAGGTGCCGCCGCAGCAGGTGGTGACGGTGGTGCTTTAGCTTTGCCGCCCATGAATGCCTCCTTTGTGGTTTCTCATTTTTGATAATCATCTCAAAAGTGAGAAAGCGCAAGGCATTTCACATTCCCAGCCGAATTCTGAGCCGCTGATAGTCCAGCCAGTAGACGTGACCTTCGTTCTCTCGACAGTATCCAATCCACTTTCGACCGGTCGGATTTGGGTCAAGACGAGCCAGTTCAGCTAGATTCCCGACTGCCAGCACAACGAAATAAGCCAGATCTTGCCGCGACTCACCGAACTCACGATAGACATCATTGGCGATGATGAATGACTCGCTGTTGCTGTAAATGTAACCGCAATGTAACGCATCAGTAACGAGTTCCTCAAAGCACATTCCAAGGTCAGCGGCGACCTTTCGTGCGTAATCCGCCGGTGATGGGTCAGTTGGTGTCTTGCACATCGCTGCGTCTACGGTTTGAGGTTGCCTGTCCTGGGCCGGCGTGAATCAGCCCCATCTTGTCAGCTTCAGCCATTGTCCTGATGCCATCAGCAACGTGTGAAGCCCAAGTATGCAGCGGCACATTACGGACGATGCCTGACGATGTATCTGATGCCATCTCGTATGCCTTGATCCCTTTGACCCCAGTCTCACAGGCAGGCAGTCGCCACTCAAAGCTGGGCATCAGTTCGCGGACGTAGCCAATACCCTGCCAATAATCGGGGATCACCGGCACAACGACCATCGACCGGAACCCAGCAGCAGCAGCATCAGACTCAAA